CGGCATCGATTAAGGTAAGGTGATTGGTATTAATGTTGGCATTAACCTTGTTGCGAAGGATGCTACCACTCATGCCAAGGCGTGGGGCTAGTGATTCACTGCCACCTGGGTAATCGTGTACTGTGGCATGTGCTGCGTCTAGTGGGGTCATAGTGCCTCCGTGTTAAAAGGTGGAATCACCGCTTGTGCTAGAATTAAGGTGCAAAACTTTTACAACTAACCCTTGAGGTGATTCCATGACTATTAAAAACTTATCTTTTCAACCGCTTGGTAGCGCTTTTCGCTTAACGATGGATGTTTCTACATCTGATAAGACAGATATTTCATTTACAACCATCATCGAAAACAAAACTACTGACAGCATTGTCGAGCTTCAAAAAATTGCGCTTGAGACTGTTGGCAACGAGCTTTTGAAATACGCCCAGTTGATTCGCAAATAAATCCTTCTGCGCCAACGATCTGAAAATGCTTGCATTGGCACTCATTGCCAGACTGTTTATCGTGACAGCGAAGACAACGTGGTGGTTCAAAACCATTCACAATAGCCACCGCAAAAACAGCGGCATGCTCTTTTGGCGCAAATGGATAGCTTGAACCAATTGCGCCATCTTTAAAGCGAAAAAACTTAAGACCACCATCCTCACGCTCAATCATTGCCCAGCCTGTTTCATTGGCTAGCACACGAGCTGGAGAAAAGTTTGCGTAAATGTCATACATAACTTTGTAGTAATCTTGCGCGCCTTCAATGCCTTGAACATTGGTTAGCACCAGCGTATCTGGTGGCAGCTCCCCTTTGCCATGCCAGCCATCTAAAATTGACGTTAAGCCAAAGCACTTAGCCATAACCTGAGCATTTAGCGTTTTTCCGCATCCTTGCGGTCCGTAAACTATGATGGTATTCATCCATGCACTCCTTCATTAATCGATTGTGGTTGTTGTTTACTATTGCTGGCATCATTGGCTTCAAACAAATGACGCGGGTAAATGTCTGGTCTAAGCTCGTAAAGAGGGACACCGAAAGCCGCGTTAATTTTTTGGGCAATCTTTGCAGACGGCTTAACGCGCCCTGCTTTCATATTGCTAGCGTAGCTATTCAGCGACCCTAAAAGTTCAGCCAGTTTGCTTGTTGGAATGTCGGTTAGTGTTTTCATGCCAATAGTTTATCTAAAAGATAAATCAAAAACAACATAATGTTTATCTTTTTTGTCGTTTACTAAAAACATAAACATCAATAAACTTAGGCTTAACAAAAGGATTGGTTATGGACATGCACCAAATAAGGCTTTTAAACCTTGAGGTATTGATAAAAAAACACGGAAGTGCTGCAAAAATTGCAAACCTAATCGGATCTTCACCGACTGTATTTAGTGTTATAAGAAGCGATAGACATCCAGATAAAAACATGGGCAATGGAATGGCTCGCAGAATCGAAACCGCGCTATCTCTTCCTCACGGGTGGATGGATCAGTTGCATGATGATGAAACAACAACATCACAAGTCACGCCTAAAATAGAAAGCACAAGTAGCTATACATCATCAAGAAAAGCAGATCAAGTAATCAAAAACATTATCAATAGTGTCAACTCTGGCGCTCTGAGTGATGATGATATCGGGCTTCTTGGCGCTATGGCACAAAAAATTCAAAAGCAACACGACCCCATAGACTACTCAACCCACTATCCAGGACTGATTGATGAAGATACCTGACAATTTTATTATCCAACACTTGGGCAGCAGCCACTTTGGTATATTTGTCGATTGGGCAGACGCAGACGACAACCATATCAATACGGTTCACCTATCACGTTTTACCATGCCTAATGGCGATAAAATCGAAGCCTATGCGAAACACTACAATGCACAAATAGATGAAAGAGGCATTGTTAATGAAATTACAGGCTACTTAACGGCTCATGCACTTGGCATTAGCCAACCAAAACGTGCCTTTATTGCTCATGTTCCGTTAAAACGACTCGATTTTAAGAGCAATAAAAAGGCAAAATGGCTGGCTGACGCAAAAAAAATATACCCATCTTACCCAGCTTTTTGCACAGAGCGCATCGACGGTAAAGGCGCGGCGTATCGCGTACCCGCTAAAGATATTCCGATGATTGCTAAAGATGTTGGCAGCTGGAGCCAATTCGCTGACACAGTCGCACTCGATGAGCATATTGCTCATGTCGACCGCCACTACAACAACCTAATACGTTTTGGCAAGAACGACTTTTCTTTAATCGATAATGGTATGCTTGCCGTAAACCGAGCTATATCGCGCAATTGGATAACGGCAGATTTAAGCAGTTCTGCTCTGTACGAAAATAGGCTACTTGCCAATACTCAGCGTTTAGCACCATCAATTGTTATTAATAATAAAAGCAATTTTGTTAAAAAATCATCTCGGCACGAAAGCGCACTAAATGACATCATGCCAGAATTAGACTTTTGGTGGCAAAAGCTGCTGACACCTACCGACTATGCCGCATTCAGGCATTTTTTTATTGAGCGCACTAAAAATTTAGAAAGCATTGTTCGCAAACGACACAATTTATTGATATGATTATCGGCATGAATAATCCTACGCTATCACTTGCCGACCCAAACGAATCAAGCAGCGCCCATGTTGAGGGAAAGTGGCAGGCGATCAGAATATGCCCAGACCCGATTGCTGGCGAGTTGTTTAATGTCGGCATTTTCTTCAAAATGCGCAATAAAACACAGTTTCGATTTATAGACGATGTTAGGTCGTTTGAGTGCCTATATGGCGCTAAATCGGCTAGTAATTTGTTACACTTAATTGATATTGCCAAGGTTGCTGTTTCTACTGGAGACACTCAAAACATTGGCAGAAACGTCTTATTTAGCTCGCCTAAATTCGCCAGTGGCGATAGCATGGACGATGTGGTCGATTACTTGTTCGATAGCTTTGTAACGCTTGGCAAGCATCGCAACGATACAATCATACAATTCAAAGAAGACACCGATTCAATTAATACGAACGAATTGAGACATAGCGTATTCAGCTACATTAAAACCAAAAACCCAATCCTATTCAATGACGCGATACGCACAAAACCTTTCATGATTACCAATGATAGCGCTGTTGATTCTAGGGAAAGTAACCTTGCTATTTATAAACAACCATCGATAGGCAATGACGCAGTCAGGTTTGGTGACATTGTTTCTGTTCACATGAAGTCGACCATGCACAGAGGTTTTTTCCTGAACAATGGCGTGTTAAACATCATGATGGCTAATGATATTGCTAGTGCAAAAGGCTGGAAATCTGAAGGCGGTATTTTCTTATTACGCCCAAATGAAGAAACGCAAGGATTCGATAAGCAAACCATTATTGATATTGATAATGAGATAGATAAAACAGTTTATCACTTGTCTAAGCGCAAAAACTTCCATGTCGATGTATTCGGATCACAAGAAGAAGTATCGGACGCGGTACTTAACTTTATTCAGTAAACAAAACAGTCAAAGTTCACTAAAAACCTGTTTGGTATAAGCGATTACTAGCTTTACATCGTTCGATACTAAGTTTTCTGACAATCTGTAATCTGCTTTTGAACGGATGTCTTTTGCGCTCTGAAGTGCATAAGCAGCTTCTTTGATGTTTTTCGAAGAATGGCTACGAAAAGTATAAATCAAGTCACCATGTGCACCTGCCCTATCCTCTGGTGGTGCTTTTAGTATTTCTATGGAATTTTGACGCGCATAAGATAACGCATGACTATAAGCCGCATAATAGGCTCTACTTGCTGCCGCCCTTAAACCCACTTCGGTTGGCGAAGCAGCGAGCGACTGCGCAAAAACCAATAAATCTGTTGGTACAATAGACATATTTATGATGCCTCGATGCTAATCGATAAGCCATTGTTAAATAACACGTGACCGTTTTCTAAGCCCGCCTTTGCTTCACATAGGTCTAAATTTAGTTGAATGATTCGATCAAAATCGTCAGTGTTAACTGCTATGTGATAAGCGATCCATGTATCGAACTCATCTTGCAAAATAGTCACTCTATTGTTGCCCGCATAGAAGCCATTATCTCGCACAAATCGCATCACAAAAGATATCGCCTGCGCACTAGCTGAGTCGGTCATACCATGATCTTGTGCTATCTGTTTATATAGCACAGCAAGCATAAGGTCATCTGAAACCTCATCATCTTCTGGTAAAAGTTTTGCCAGCGTCGCTAATACTTCAACTTCCTTATCATACATACATGCCATGCTGGACATATCAGCAATAGTTCTTAAGCAATCAACATGATAAGGGTTATTTTTAAGAAAAGCATCTAAGGTAGAAATCGCTTTATCGTAGTCATAGACATGCTGCCATGCCGTTGCAAAATTTGATACCACTGAAAAGCTTGAACTAAGATTCATAGCATTTTTAAAATAAATTGGTAGCCATTTAACATCTCTATCATAGGTCGCAACCATACCAAGCACTTGCCATGCGTCTACTGCGCCATCTGTTTTGGTTAGCGCCTCTGCTTCTCGCTTTAACCGACCGCGAATAGATGGGTCAACGGCATTCAGCCCATCACCAAAAACAGCAATGGCTTCAGTTAACAAGACAGAAGACTTTAACGCTGGTATTCCAGACATATCAAAACCCACCATTATGATGTGTATTTTTAAGACTTAGCCAAACAGCAACAAACTGAGCCGCTTGGACTTGCTGCGCTATGGCGAAACAGGTATTTGATTTCATAGCGCCATTCTACACATTCCGACTCATAACATCCACGAGAAACCCCAAGATTACAAACAATCTTAACAATTATTGAAAATAGTTTATCTTTTTTATAATTATTCTATTGACGTGGTATTTATCTTTTAGATAAACTACTCACAAGCCAAACAACTGGCACCGAACTTTAACAAACTGGATAACCCGCTAACGCAATGCCTAAACAGCCTCTCCGTTATGGTTACGTGTAATCCCCTTGGGCACGCTAAACAGTCAGGGGGCATCACAATCGGCATGGTTCATTAATTTTTAGGAATAGAATGAAGTATCAGCCGTGTCGATTGTGATATTAACAACAGGGAGAACAGTCATGACTGATGCAAAACAGTTTATTGGCGAAATGGGTGGCGGTTTGTTCGAAGAACAAATTTCAATCGCATTAAGCGACGTAGCAGCCAACGTGATGATGCACAACAAGGCAGGTAAGGTAACGATTACATTCGATCTTAAAAAGATGAATGGCGATACAAGCCAAGTAATGATTAAGCATAAGCTTGATTATAAAGTGCCTACCAATCGCGGTCATCGTACCGAAACAGGCACAACCGAAACACCTATGTATGTCGGTCGTGGTGGAAAAATGACCATTGCAAACGAAGCGCAAACCGATATTTTTGCAGGATTTTCAGCTAAAAAAGAAAAGGATACAGTACATGTTCACTAAAGAAGCATTGGAGCACTTAGAAAGTAAGCTTTCGGCTCAAAACGTACCTACGCTTGATTGTGCAGCATTAGTTCCAGATAACCATAGTTTGATTAGCATTGAACAATACCAAGATTACCGTTTTCGATACCGTGGCGTGTTACAAACAGACAGTTTGAAAGGTTTTTCTGATTACGTAAACAGTTCAAAAAGCTCTGGCGACAAATCAGGACTTGATGATGATGAAAAAGATCAAACAAAACTGTTTGTAAACAAAAAAGACATGATGGCTAAGGCATTTTTTAATCTGGGTACTAACGACCTGCCAGGACACGGCGACCATTTTGCCCTATTAACCATGAAGCCGCGCGCTGAGTATAAGGCAGCGATTGAAATGAATGGCGCTAAGCCATCGCAACGCACGCTTGCCGAATGGTTCGAAGACTATGCGGATTACATCGAGGCATTCGATAACGAAGGCATTCAAATGACAGCGGTACAGGCGGCTTATGCGGTGCGCAACCTTAACCTTGAAACACTGAGTAATTTGGAAAGCACCTTGGGCAATACGGGGCACACGGTGTCGATGATGGACAAGGTGGAAGCAAAAAGCAAAGGTCGTATCCCAACGGAAATCGCCTTCACTTGTGTGCCCTACGATGGCATGGATGAAAAGCTGATCCGCTTGCGCTTGGTTACCGCTGGTGCGAAAGATGAAAGTTTATTCCGCTTACGCATTGTTGGCTTTGAACTATTAGAAGAAGCAATTGCCGAGTACTTCTGTCAGCTTTTGGAAGAAAAAACTGAAATTAAGCCGATTATTGGTTGGTTTAATCCGTAATAGTTTGATGCAACCCCAGCCGCAGGTGGGAAAACAGCGGCAGTGATTAATGAGCGCTCCTTAGCTATGCGTTAGCTTAAACCCCTCTCGCTCAGGTAATCACGGACGGCGTTGAAAGAAACGCATTCATCAAGGTTGGCATTGTGTTGTTCTTTAAAATTCCATAACGAAACGAAATGCCAAATCTTTTGCAGTGTCAACCTTGATGAATTTAGGAGTAAAAACATGGATATATTAATCAAAAAAGCAGCGTGGCAAGCAACCCCAAAATGGGTTAAAAAACGCGATTACGATAACACGTTTGATTTTACCAGTAAGGTGATACTGGCTGTTATTGGAATCGCCTTGGCGGCGTTGGTATTGCTAAAGGTGACCGTATGAGACTAGCACCAGGTCGGATCAAGGAAGGAGATCGATTTATTCGATTTACGACACCTATCGGAAATATTACGCTTGTTGCTGCCACGATCGGCATGGCGATTTCTAAAACAAGTTGGGAGGTCGAAGCAAACGACAAAGGTGAAACGCTTTATGCGATATGGGGTGGCAAACGCATCACCTTATCTCAGGCGATTGATCGGTTCGGTAAGCCACTATGACCACGCGCTTATTGGCTGGTGCCTTGCTTACCGCTTGTGTGGCAATGGATTTTTATCTAAATGATAACCACGCCAAAAAGCGCGTTAAGCAAATCGAAAGTGCGTGCTTTAACGGTGGGTATATCTTGGATAAAAATGGTGAAAAGTACCTTTGCACCTATTTAGGCAAAATCACAGACGATCAATTGAGGAAGGACTAATGGGAAGCCCGATTAACGACTGCCACAAAAAATTGGTGGCAGCGCAAAGAACCATCGAGCGCATGACTGCTAAACGTCTAGAAACGATTATGACGCTTGAGGAAGAAAATAAGGCACTGCGCAAGATTGCGGCACGCATGGACACGCGCCTTGATATGCAAATGGATTTTTTCGATTACGCGGTGCAAACGGCTGGCAGTATGGGCGAGCTTAGAAAGTGGTGGTCATCGTTTTTATCAGAATCTCAAGCCATCGATGTGGAAGCAGAAGGCTGGGAAGAACAGGCACAAGCAATTCATAAAAAACACGGCTTAGAGTGGGACAGCAAAACAACGCAGGAGCTGCGCTTTGAGAACGTCGCCAAGTGGTGCGGATTTGAAACAGTTAACGGAGGACTGATTAATGCAGATCACAGATAAACAAGTAGAAGCGGCAATGCAAGCGGCACTAGTTACATGTGAACGCATTATTTGCGCGGCAGTAAAATGCTACAAAGAAGTTTATTGCGGTTATAGACACGCCAATATTTATAATCAATTTCCTTTCACGTACCCAGATAGTGATGAAGGGTTTATTACAACAGATAAAGGACGCTTTGTAACGAGAGAAGAAGCGTGGATTATTGCTGACAATGCAGGACAGATCATCAACAAAGGCGAAGGCATTAATGGTTTGCTGTTTAGCGAAAACCTGTATTAGGAGTCGAGCAATGACTGAAAAACAGACAGTTCTTAGTGATGAGGACAAAACAGCATTGATGAAATTCATTATTAAGAGCATTTTGGCGCAACACCCAAACGGCATTTCCGCTGGTTATCTTGAAAAAGAAGCGTTAAAAATATTTGCAATCGCTACGGAGATGAATAAATGACACCAGAAAGCACAAACCCATACTGGCAAACAGCCATCACCAGTACCTAACGCAGCAACGCCAACGTGGGAGCTTGTCATGCGTGACATGGAAAACCGCAACAAGGCTGGTATTGAAAAATACGGCACGCCATTACAGCCACACAACGGGCATAATAGCTTACAGGATGCTTACGAAGAGGCGCTAGACCTTGCCGTGTACCTAAAGAATGCGATTATTGAGTTAGAAAAAGGAAATTAAAAGATGAACATCAAATTTAAACGCCTAACAACCGATGCAAAAATCCCACTACGTGCCACAGCAGGAGCAGCAGGGTTTGACGTTTTCAGCAAAGGGCACTACACAATCAAGCCTAATGTGCGCTGTTTGCTAGATACGGGTATCGCTATGCAGTTGCCGCAAAACTATTGGGGCGAATTAAAACCAAGAAGCGGACTAGCCGCCCGTCACGGTTTAGACGTGCTTGCTGGTGTGATCGACAGCGACTACACAGGTGAAATCAAGGTTAGCCTAATCAATCACGGTGAAGATCAAGTCGAGATTAAAAAAGGCGACCGAATCGCACAGCTCATTATCCAGCGTTATGAGAGCGACTGGATGGAAGTAAGCGAATTTGACGATACAGCCCGTGGAAGCGGTGGGTTTGGGAGTACGGGGAAATAACAACCTTATCCACAGAAATTGGTGATAACTAAAAATGGAAATGGAAGAATGGCTAGAAAGCCTAAGCGACAACAACAACGACCGACTTGATGATTGGGATGAGTGAGGAAAGCATGAACTTAGTAACCTTTGAAGACCTAAAACGATGGTCAGGGTATAAAGGAAAAGCCAAAATAATTAAATGGCTGCAAAACAACGGCATCGCTCACACAATTGGCAGAAGCGGCGCCCCAATGACAACACAGACCGCAATTGATAAGCGGCTATCAGGAGGAACTAAGCATGAGTCAGAAGGAGAAAAACTCGAGTTTGTGTAATTGCAAACGCCCACCAGAACACACTTATTTCAGAAAAGGTCGATGGGTGTACTACCCTCAGGTTTCTGGACAAAAGCGAATAGAAACATCATTAAAAATCGATGGCAAGTTATTAAGAGCGGATGCGCATTGCCACGACATTCATGCCGCTGTCAGTGATTTAATCAATCCTGTTCAGGCGCAAACAATCAAATGGTTATTGGATAACTATCTAAAAAGCGACAGAGTGCGCAAGGAACTGGCACGTAACACAGTCAAAGGCTATGCGGTTTATTACAATACGCTGATCAATATGCCACTAAAAAGCGGCAAAACATTCGGCGACATTCCATTTGCAGACGTAACACCAGGCGCGATTCGTTCCTATTTAGATAAGCGCAAAGAGCAAGGGTCTCCAATCGGCGGCAATCGAGAAGTAGAGCTGCTCAGCGCATCTTACTCTTGGGCGTTTGAGCGCGATATTGCAGAGCGCAACCCATGCAAAGGCGTTCGTCATAACAGCGAAGTGAGCCGTACCAAATACATCACCGACGCTGAGTTTAATGCACTGCTAGAAGAAGCCCAAGGGACCGCGCTTGCCATTGCTTGTGAAATAGCTTACCTGTGCCGCGCGCGCGGAATTGAAGCGTGGAATATTACCCTAGACGACATCGATAATGATGTTGGGGTTTTCGTTAATCGAACCAAGGGAAGTTTAAGCGAGTGGACAACTTGGACACCAAGGCTAAGAAGCGTTATTGACTCTGCCCTAGCCTTGCGATTCATGATCCACCAGCAATTAAGGAAGGCAAGAAAACCAATACCGCCGACGCGAAACTTGCTCATAACAAGGACGGGCGTTGCCTATACAAAAGGCGGCGTTAATTCTGCCTGGCGCAGGGCTTATGCTCAACTTGTCGCCAAAGGATTGGCAAGCAATAACCCGCCTGATAAGTTCAGCTTTCACGATATTAAAGCTAAAGGCGTTTCTGACCACGCACGGCACGAATCTGGGCACAAATCAGAAAAAGCAAAGGCTATTTACATGCGAAAAATTAAAGAAGTCGAAGCGACGAAGTAGTTTTTGTGTGGGAAAGTTTGTGGGAAAACGATTGTTTGAGGTGGTTTTTAGATAATCATTAGGCATAAAAAAACCCTGTAACTACTTGAGTATACAGGGTTTTTAGTTGGTGCGCTCGAAGGGAGTCGAACCCCTGACCTTTCGGTTCGTAGCCTTTCATATTACAAAATAAAAACAACACGTTAAACAAAATAAATCCCACAAAATTAATTTTCATAATCGTTGATTTTATTAAGATTTTACATGCGATGTGGGAATATTTTAGAGCATTTATAGCAATATTGTCTATGACTGCTCTATCTTTAACCAACAGGCTTATGCCGCATACTTCGGCAACTGCGCCACAAACCCTTCAACGCTTTCAATAGGCTCTTTTAGTAGCTCGTAAGCCTTGAGCCAAACCGCATCTTGCCATGCTAGCAAGTTATCTGCTTCTGCTTTCCATGTTGTACTATTTGCGAATTGTGCTACTTCAGCAAAATCTTTATAGTCGTATTGCCGTGCTGTTTGGTCAAGTAAAGCGTAAACAGCGGATTTGGATTGTTTGGTGAGTTGCTCTGGTGTTGGGGCTTCAGGTGGAAGTCCTACCAGCTCGCCATTAATAAGTGCTGGGCGCTGCATTTGCATGGATGCATTAAATACTTCTTCAGTAACTTCAATTGCATCAGTAGATATATTATCCCCATGAATATCTGAAGTATAACGACCAGTTATTAAGCCGTTTTTTTCTTTTTCAATGTAGTGCATTTTTACTCCTTTAATATCCGATTGCGATCCAGTCAACACCAAGACCGCTTGACCCCAGCGTGAACCCTGTTGTTGTTTTTGATGCTAAGAATACATATTGTGCTGCATATGCGCTTGTACTGTTATATCCTGTAACTTGCGGAACGACGCGCAAACAGCTTGTAGGAAAGCTAATCGGGAATGTCGTGGTTAGTGTTGTCGTATTGCCCCACTGAATAATCAGTCCGCTTGGTAACTTTTGGTATCCATTAGCAGCAAGCGATGATGTAAAATCTGCTGGTAATCCTCTCAATAAATCCGCATCTAAGCCACTGCCAACACCATCAACATCTTTTAAGTCAGTCAGAATCTGTGTTTTTTGTGCCGTACTTTGAGATGGTGAAACACCATCCGTTGCTCTTATTCTGGCAACAACACCTTGGCTTACACCACTTGAGTTAAAGCGTTCCATGACGTAATCGCTAGTCGTTACATCGACGTATTCTTTCCAGCGAACAATACTGTTTTGCTGATAGCCAATACCAGCTTGTTGGCTGTTGGTACTGTTGACCAAAATAAACTTATTGCCTGTACCACCGACCGAAATATCCGTAACGGCTGCGCTAAAAACAAGGCTTGAGCCTGATGATGCACCTGCGATCTGGCTGTTGATTTCGTTAATCATCGTTTGCAGTGCAGCCACTAAAGCTTCTGCTCGCGTGTTAAACGTGGCAGGGTCTGACTTGCTTGGTGCGGCTGGTAGCTGTGAAATTGCCATTTATTGCATTCCTTCTACTTCGATTGTTAATAAAGCGTAGTTAGCGCGGTTAATTTGTCGCTTGATATTCTTAAAAAATCCGTAACTGATTAGGCTGGCGGCTGTATCGAAAAACAGAAGTGGGGTTGCTCTAAGGTCAGTTAGTGCTTGATACATAAAATTGGCAACATCCATTGTTAGCTCGATATTGGCAGTGAATGAGTGACCATATCCTCGCTTAATGAGCGTGACATAACCGTTTGCATCAGTTGACTTAGTTGAGTAGTCTAGTAGCTCAGAATTTAGCCCATATTGAACATTGCCCACTTCAATGACACGACCATAAACCAACATACCGAGCTGCGCTGGCGATGACACAGAACGCTCTAATAAAATCGTCTGCGTCCCATTGATTGGCGCGCTTTCGATAACGGCATTTTTAATCGTTTCGATTGGTGCAAAAAACCAGCTCTTCCAATCGCTCGCATTTTTAAGAATCGACTGAGAAGTACCGTTAACGGTTAACTTTGTTGCGCCCATTTCAAGCAATGCCAGTGCGTCGCCTGTGCCAGATATGGTAAGTTGAATAGAACCATCTGTCGATGATGGCGGTGTCGCTGTCGATACCGTACCAACAATACCATCAGCAAAGGCTTGTTGATTGGTTGTTGTGCCGCCAATGTTTGAGCTGTTGACAGTAAACGCATTTGCGCCTGTGCTAGGGATAATAATTTTTAACATATTACACCCGTACCGCTGGCATACCATCGCCATCCCATTTTCTAATAATATCGACCATGCGTTTGATTAGGTCGTAAAGCTTGCTGTCATTACTAGGGCTAATAGAACCGCCAACCATGCCACCGCTGGCAAAGCCGTTGCTTCGGATACTTTCAAGTTGTGGTGCTAAATCGGGTTGTTTCCGTAGCATCCATGCTGGGACAACATACTCGCCTTTATGAACGATGCCTGCTGGCTCTAACACACCGCCATTACCTGTAAAGCCGCCATCGCTAAACTTTGCCATCGTTGTTTGTGATAGGTTTGTTAAGCCGCCATTTTGGTCGAAGTAGCTTTTGAAGTCGCTGGCATGACTAACCAACATGTAGTAAGTTTGTTGCCCTGCTGCGGTGCTTAAATCCTGACTGGACACCATTGTTTTATATTCTGCTGCTGTTTTAGGCAAGGCATTAATGCCCACGCTACTCATGGCGTCCGTTAGGTTTTTGCTTAATAGCGTGAACTTTTCGGCAGTGGTATAAAACAAGTCAAAATAGGTTGCTGTTTTATCGACAAAGGTATTGAGCGTTCCAGCTAATGTTACAAAAGCCTGTGACGTTCCGAGCACGTCGCCTTTTAGGGTAATGCCTAAGTCGCTTAGTGTTTTTTGTACGACAGCTTTATCTGTAATGAGTCTATTTAATGTCTGAAAATACCCTTCATTCATTTTGCCGTAGGCGGTGACGATATCACCAAAAACAGAGTAAGCAAGCTTATCAGCTTGACCTGATACCGCATTGTTTAAGGCTTTGGTGATTTCATCGCCAGACTTTCCGTATGTTGAAATGTCGCCAATACTGACAACAAAGTTATTTACTTGATCGGTGACGTTTCGGTTAAGCTCCGTGCCGATGTTAATCACGCCGTCGTGTAAGTTATTAAAGACACGCTGAAGCATGTTTTTAGCATCGGCTGATATGGCGACATAGCTGCGATCTGTGCTAAACGTAGTATCTCCGAACCAACCACCGTCGTGTGCAACAGTGGTATCTTGATAGCCGCTAATGCTCGCTTGACCACCTAGCGCAAAATTGCCCATGGTTAAGCCGCTGCCACCAAATGACTTTTTTGTTGAGCCAAATATGCCGTCTAGTGTTGCGCCAATCAATCCCAACCCCATATCTGCTAGTTGACCAATGACTGGCAAATCTTTTAATGGATTGAATACACTGCCAGATACAAAGTCTGACATTGCTGTTTTGCTCTGTGCTGTGGCTTTATTTAAGTTGCTCATATCACCAGCAACAAATAGGCTCGTTGCGAAGCTGGTTAGATTGGTATTCATGCTTTTTAGTTCGGCATAAATTTTGGTGAGCTCTTTGTACTGAGATGCCCCGTTATCATTCATGTAGGCAAGCGACTTAGCTAATGACTCGCTAGGGTCTTTACTACCAATTGGGCTGCTTGCGCCGTTCATTGAAGGGGTTGCGGGTAGAGTGACACTACCACCGCCACTGCCACCAAATGCACTCATAACACTGCCAACAATAGCCGCCATTGCCGCGCCTGCCACAAAATTCATCGGGAAAGGTGCGGATAATGCCGATAAAATGGCGCTGCCTGCCTTGGGAGCCATACCAGCAGCATCGGTTGCCATTACAGCTTGTGCCGACAGCATCTTTTGAGCATCCATTGCCAGCGTAGCAACGGTGAGCGTTTTTTGGATTTCGTGTAGTGCTTTTTGTTCTTTGCTGTTTTGCGCAAACATGGTGCTGGCTGCGCCTGCTAAATTGGCATACATGGCAATGCCATTACGTCCGCTGTTTTCGGTGATAGCGGCTTCTTTTTTGCTTAAATCTTCTAGTAGCTTTGTCTTTTTTTCAGCACTAATCGTTTCATCAGCGGCTGTTTTTTGCTTTAAGTCCGCAATGTCTTTTAAGCTTTGTTTTTCTTTTTCGTAATAGGCGAACATATTGCCCGTGGTATCGGTTAACGATGACATGCTATCGACAACGCGGTCATTCGTTTTGCTTGCCTGTACGGTTTGCAGGGGTGTACTTAGGGTTGCTTTAATGTCGGCTTGCAGTTTTTCGGATGCAGATAGCATCTCTTTTTTTGCTTTGAAATTGGCGTCTACTTCTTGCTGCAGGTAACGCTCAAAGTCGGCATAGTCATCATCGTTGGCTTTTCGTTTTAGGCGCGATTGTTCCTCTGCTGCTTTTTTTGCTAATTCTTGTGCGTCTTTAATCGCTTTAGCTGCTTGATTGCTGGCTTCTTGCTGGTCTTTAATTGCCTTTGTTGCGTCATAAATAGCGGCTGCTTGCGCTTTAATCGCGTCTAATTGCTCTACTGTTGCTGTACCACCATCTTTTTTAGCAGCACTTTGCAGGCTAAATTGCGCCTGTGCAATGGCGGCATCACGCGCTGATAAGCCAATAAGCGCATACTGTTCTTGCATCTTGCCAATCGCATCAGAAAAGTTAACATCAACTTTCATCACAATAGCGTTTTGTTCTGCCATCCACTGGGCGGCATGGTCGTAGATTTGCTTTGTTTGACGGTCTGCGCCCTCGATGTCCATTTCTGTTACGAGATTGATTGCGAGTGGGTTAGCATTAATCGCGGCAATTTTAGCTTTAACTTCGGCTACTTTTTGGTTAAAAACATCCGTCGAAATATAAAGCTCTTTTTCGCTTTGCATTTGATTAAGCTGCGCTGTTAATTCACGTAAGGCTTGCGCACTCGCTTTAAGTTTAACCTCATCAATAACACCTCCAGTACCGACCGACTTTTGAGCTGCCTCTCGCAACGAATCAACAGCAGTAGCAGTCCTGTTGCTTTCGAGTGCAAGATAACCAATTGCTGCTGCACCTGCTGTAATCGCCATACCCCAAGGCGTTAACGCAAATCGTGCTGCTGCTACCGATGCAGCGGTAATGCTCGTTGTTGCTAATGCGCCAGCGGCTGCCATTGTCGATAGTGCCACCGATGTGCTGACAATAGCAGGAATCGCTTGCGCTACTAATGCGCCAGTAACGGCAACGCCTGCGACAGTTGCAATGTTTTCTAGGTTTTTGCTTACGCCTAAAATACCATTTGCCAGCGTATTACTTGCACCTGTTGTCTGATCTATTGCGCCAACAAGCAACAGCGCGTTAGTCTGCATGTTTTGCATCGCTTGACCAACGGTAACGCTTTTTTTAACAAACTTTTCATCGATGGCGTTAGACTGTTTTTCGAGTGCCTTAATGACAACCTCAGCGGTTAGTTGCCCCTGTTCTGCCATCGACCGTAGCGCACCAATTGGAACTTTTAGCCCGTCAGCTAATGCCTGTACGACACCGCGCCCGTTTTCCATCATGGAATTGAACTCATCACCGCGCAACACGCCAGAACCCATTGCCTGTGAGAACTGTAAAACAGCGGCTTGTGATTGCTCGGTTGTTGGACTTGTTAGGCTAAGTGCGCGGTTAAACGTCTGCGTAAAAGCAATTGACTGGTCGGTTGTTTTACCAAGTGACAACATCGCACTATCGAGCGAGCTAAATAATTTAACTGTTGCGGGTAAATCGGCATAAGAACTTAGGGACACCTGTGCCAGTTTTTCTTGAATATGAACCAGTCCAGCGGTACTATCGGTTAATAGCTTGATTTGCCCTTGCATGGCAGTGTAAGCATCAGCTGTTTTAATAATTGAGCCAATCGAATCAGACCCCATCTTTAAGCCAATGAAGCCTAAAAACTGTTGCTTTGTTGCTGCAAGCTGCTCAGAAATTGACTGCAAACCAGCCTTGGTTTTACCAAAGGCTTTCTCGCTGGTATCACCTGTGTTTTTTGCAGCTTGCCCAAGTGAATCAACAGCATCTTTTGCTTGATTGACTGTCCCTGCAAGCGTACCATCAGCATTGAGCGTTAATGTTAGTTTTAAGTTATCAGCCATTTTGGAGAATCCTAATGCGTATTATCAAATACTGCTTAAATGATTTAGGGGTTATTGCTAAAGCTTTTAGCTATACAATCGCTGCTTTTATTGCCTTGGTTTTATTATTAAAACTATTCGTCTAATGATTTAAAACCTGCAAATATTCATCCTCAGCAATCAAAAACCGATTCATTAAATCCGCTTTATCGCTGCCATTAAAAAAGGTATCTATCACGATATTGACTTGAGTTAAATCAAACCCGTCATAGATAATTTTTAGCTCCGCCATGCCACTTAATACCGTCTTTCGCATCAGCTTTTGGCATTTCAGAAATAGCGTAATGGCTTGCTCGTTTTCGGGAAGTAGCCAACAATCATTGTCGATAACTGTTGGCGTCGGCACATTATCAAAGTCCCAGTCGGCTAGCCCGCTGTTAATATCAGCAAGGCTAACTGCTGGCTTGTCTGTTAGGTAGCGGACGGCTTCTCTAATGTTGGCTTCTTCGCTTTTTTTTCGATGGCGTCATTGAATGCGTTGATACAAGCATTGCCTAAATCAGTGTCATTTTTAACGGCTGCGACCAGCGCATCACCTGTGATTAAGTTATTAAAATCATCACTCATATCAACGCCTTCAACGTCGACTAAAATCAAATCAATGAACTTAGTTTGACTATCGTTAAAATCTGTTGCTTTTAAGGTATTGAACGTTCCTGTAAAACCCCCTGTAACAAGATTGCCATCGTTATCGTAATAGTTCACGGTAACAGGGGCTTTAAACGTACGGTTTTGGTTAATTTTCATTGCCATGATTAAATATCCTAAGTGAAAGAAATGGTGTAGTCATTGTTGCGTGCTGTTGGCACAATCGACGCATCAATATCAAAATAAGCGAGTTCTTTATCCCAGCTTAGGCTTGGCGACGCCTTGATTTGAATATTGGGTACGCTAAAGCCAATCTTTGACCCTGCAACCGTTCCCAAGTTGAAAGCGACAGCACCAAAGGTATTATTTTTGGCATTGGCGATCATGGTGGTGTATTGGGCATCGTTGGTACGGAATTTAGTTTTGACGTTGCCATCACGACCAATAATCTCAACTGATTCAGCGCCGATCAGCGGGATATATTCAACCTTAATGCCAGGATTAATACTGAGCGTACTCATCTCGACTGCTACACCATAATAACTGAAGGTGCTGGTGGCTTTGTTTACGCCTAGTGGCGTGGTAAATGCTGCAAAACTCACGCCCGTTGGTGCTGCTACACCTGTTTGTGGGTCGTTCCACAAGCCGATGAACTTAAACTTAGCCATGGGTACCTTGGCAGAATCTAAGCTAAATTCGACACTGCCACGACAACCCGTTAGCGCGTGCTGAATAGTGCCGTTTCGCCAATAGATAGTTGCCGAACCGTATGCAGAATCGACAAGCGAATAAACTACCGACGCGTTCGCCGTCACCACCTTGGCATGATCTGACGCTAATAATAGCGCGTCACAAGCAGGAGCAGTACCAGCCGTGCCACTGGCTGATAGTTCCGCATCAAAGGTTACTTCTACATGCTGTCCGACGGTAATTGCACCATCAGCACCTAGCCAGCCAGTGATTGTGCTACGAATGGCTTTGTCAATAATTGGGGTAATACTGATATTACTTACCATCATCGCATTAGCACCAGTCGGTGTTGGGTCAACACCATATGTTACCTCTGGCTTAAATAAAATAAGCTGGGATTGTGACCGTAAATACTCAGCCATTGTTTAACTCCTCTTGTGGTTGTTCTGTTGGAAGCGCTGCATCGGGGGCATCGTCTTCGATTTTGGTGAGTGCGCCCGTAATGGGGTCGCGTAGGTAAGAGCCGCCCTCACTTGGTAGCGATAACTCTTTTGGTTGTGGTGGTTGTTTAGCCATATATCCTCCATATCGGTGTTATGGCTATTTTCAGCGATGATAGATGCGAAAAAATAGGGGAAAAATTTCGCAGCTAAACAGCTCGGCGATAGTATCCTGTGTTAAATTCATCGCTCCACATAATGATGCCAGGCATTAAGTTTGCCAGTGATCCGCTG